TACCTGCATTAGTCACATCTGAATTATGTGCTAATAATGTCCCATCTGCTAAAGCTGATGTAGAACCTGAATTAAATGTATAAGACATAAGATGCATACGAGTTGTAGCACCTGTTGCATTATCACCACCTTCTAAAGAATATACTGCATCAATAGTTACATTGTCAGGCACAAGCCACATACAAGGAACAACTACAGAAGCATCTGTTCCTGCTCCATCTGCTGTTGTAAATGATGTATCAGGATCAGTTCCTGTGCCTAATTGAAAGTTGTCTGCTAAAGCATCAGTTTGAGTGTTGCCTCCAAATGACAACACATGATGTCTGTTATTTACATAATTAGCACCTACCCCTGATGATACACCAAAATAAGCATATTGTGTATTCACAGTATGTTGTCCTATTCCTGCTTTAACTAGATCATTAGTAGAATCTACAGTTAATAATGCATTTCCATCAGCATCACATATAACACTATTAGTAGTTGAATCAGTTGATGGTTGTGCTTTTAAGTTTCTGTCAGATAAATATAATGCACTTGTATCTCCATCTCCACATTTAATTTGTTTTATAGTAGAAGAAATACCAGTATTAGAATTGTCAGTATGAAGTATGTCTTTATAAACCTCACTTAATTTCTTATCTGTAAAACTAGCCATTATTTACCTTTATCTTTCTTCCCCTCTTCAGCTTTTTTCTTTTCAGCTTTTAAATATTCTATAGTGCCCATGCACTTTATATAAGCAGTTTCAATGCCTTTTAATTGTTGTTCTAACTCTTCTATCTTTTTATCGTATTCCATTATTGCTCCCATTGTTATTTTTATGTCCCATCGTAAATTGTCGAAGGCAATGCTGTTGCTTTCATTATAAAAGGATGATATGCTAACCCATTGCTTGATCTATAACCATATTTTATAAAAACAGCAGTAGCATCACTAGATTTTAAGCCTAAATAATAAGTGATAGATGCTCCCTTTTCCAATCCTTTCACACACCATTTAAAAGTTATAATCTCATCATCTATTTCATCATCTGACTTAACACCACCATAGTCATATTCGTATGTATTGCCTACTGAATTATAAGTAGAACTATCACTCAGACCTGCAAACACAGTAACATCAGATGTACTTGTTCTGTCAAAATATCCTATAAATTCTATTTCTACATTACCACTAGGTGGTGCAGTAAAAGTAACTTTATGACCTGCATCTTCTACAGTAAAAGATGTTTCTAAATAATGTACTGCATAATCATCAATGCAAGTATAACCTAAAATCTTTCCTGCATCTACTTCTGTTTGAACAGATGCCCCATCTACTGTTATAGCTGAGGCATCAATAGTTCCTCTTACTTTTAATTCACCATTAGAAAGCTCTAAAATACTGTTTTTATCGCCTATTTTAACAGGCTTGAGGTTTGTATCTATATTAGAATCATCGCCTAATTTTATAGGGTTTTTTCTTTTAGACTCAAATCTATCTGCTCGTATTTCAGTTCTTCTTGATGCCACTTACTTTCCTTTAATCTTATCTACGATAGGTTTTAATACCATATCCCATACCAAATCATCTTTTTTAGATGGACTTAGCTTAATACCTTTTTCTAATACATATAAAGCCAATAAAAACCATTCCCAGTTACTTGTTAGCATTGATAGCATTTACTTCTCCTTTTTTAATTTTTTTATTTCTTTTTTTAAAATAGCAATTTCTTTTTCATTGCTTTCTATTGTTTTACCTTGTTTATCAATTAGCTTATATGCTTGTTTCATTTGCACATCAAGCTCATTGTCTTCTTCTACATACTTGTTAATCTTATTTAAATCAAATTGTTTAAAGATTTGTTTTAAGACAAGATCTAAAACTTTTTTAACTAAAATACCTTGTAGCATTTATTCTCCTATCATTCCAGTAGCATAAAATAATAATAAACCACCCAAAAAAACAACCCAGAAACCTAACCAAAATGCTGTCATTTCCTGCACTTAGAACCTCCAATTAACTCCTGTAGAGATATACTCTTCATTTTTACCATAAAAACTTGCTTTTGTTCCTTCTAAAAACAGACCTATTTTATCTGTTAAAATCATACCAAATAACATACCTATATCATATTGGTTTTCTTTTCCTTTATATGATTTATCTGTTAAACCATAAGATTGTGGAAATATATTAAGCCAAATATGTGAGTAAAATTTAGTATCTCTTGTTCCCATTAATACATCTAACCCTATAACTTGATATAATTCTGCTTGGTATTCTTTAATTTTATTATCTTCATTATATTGATTTATGATGCCTGGCATATGATATTCGTAAAACTCTGAATCAGAATATGCAACTGCAATGGAGTCAGAGTTTTCCCAATAATAACTAGCTTCTTCATAATACATTTCCCAATAACCTTCTTCAGTAATTGGGTCAGTTTCAATAAAAACATAATAACTATCAATTTCTTCATTTCCATTTAAATCATGTAGAGGTACTAAAAAATCTGTATATCCATACTCATATGCAAGATACCACCAAGGATCTTCATAATCATCATAAGCAGGGTGTCCATATACTGGATGACCTTTGATTGTGAACCCTGTTGTAAAGTCAATAAACCAAAAGTGTTTTCTGTATCTTATATCAAGTTCTGCAAACTCTAAATCTCTACTTTCTTTGTTAGTGTATTTGCCTTTAACTACATACTTATCATTTGACCATTTAAGCCACACTTCTGCATCTTTAAACTCGTTATTTCTATTTCTAACATCTGAATACTTAAATAGATATTCCCAACCATTTACTGCACCTATAACTGCTTTATCTGCTAATGACGATTCATTACCTTTATAAAATCTACTTCTTGATTGGTATGGAAATAGTGCAATCTTTCTTAAGCCTATAGTATAATTGTAATCATTTTTTAACACTTGGTTACCTTTTACATAGGGTGTGCCCATTGTGCCACTAAGATATAAAGTCGAATAATCAAAGAAACCACCAAAGACCAAACTAAAAGTCGCAACCACATAAACAATATAATTTTTAAATCTTCCATGTATCATTACTATTATCTCCTTACCATTTCTTGCAAGACCAATATCTTGCTGTTGTTTTGTCTTTAGCAGTAGAACATCTATGCCTAGCTCTAAAAGATTTTCTCCTAGCAGGACTAGACTTCTTTATCCTCATGTTAGGATCACCAAACATAACTTTTTTTACTTTACTACCACTTTTAACAAATACTTTAAACTTTTTGCGACCATAACCTGGTTGCCCTTTACTTATACGAGATGGCTTGTTCAATCTAACTGATTTACCTTTATATTTAGCCATTTCACTTCTTCTTTCTTTTATATTTCTTCATACCTTTTTTCTTTTTAGCAGGTCTTCCTTTTTTCTTGCCATAAGTTCCTTTTCCATAAGGCATATTAGAACCTTCCTTTCGAGTTTTTTTCTACCTTAGTTAATCTTTCTTCAAATGAACTTATCTTAGCTGACAATGCATCTAACTTATCTTTGCAATCATCAATGCCTGATAAATCAACTTCAGGTATATCTATCTTTTTATTCTTTAATTTATCTAATTCTGTTTTTATATATGTTAAGTCACTAGCTAAAGGTGTAAGTTGAGTAGACAATGTTTTTAAATCTTTAAATGTTTCATCATACTCATCTAACTTGTAAGATATAATTTTTAAATCACCCATAGACTTAATGTTGTTAATCTCTTTAGTATTGTCTTCTACTGCACCTGTTAGTGTAAAATAAACACCAACTCCTGACACTACTACAAACATAATAGTAACAAGGAATTTTAAATCCATCTGAAATGCTGTATTCTCGCCTATTTTATGAGCCATTGGGGTATCCTCTTTAATATTTACATTTATTTGTTGGTCATTTAAAGCCTCTGCAACCTCATCTATAGTTACATGACCTTCTTCTACTAATACTTTACCAAGGGGAACTGATCTATTATAATTTATAGCTTCATCAGCTTGCTTACTTAAAGCTGCTGTGAGTTGTTTTTTATTTATATAACCTTTAAGTAATAATAAATCACCTATTTTCATCCTTCAATTAACTCTCCCCATAAACTAGTTTTTCCATTTATAATCTGTATAATATGAACTGTAAATAAACCACCTTTAAAAAAATCGACTATTGCAAATGCATGTGACCAATTTATAGTTCTGTTGTCAAGCCAAGCATTTTTCTCTGTAGACATATCTTTTAAACAACCTATACTCCAGGCTGATTTAGCTCCATCCATATGAGTAGCTGAATGTTGCTGTAAGTCATGCCAATGTCCATACATTATATTACAACCTAACTTTCTAAGGTGGTTTGATGCATGATACTGACCTCCATACTGATGTCCATGATAAAAATATAACTTGCCTATTTTAAGATGACTACCAAAAGGATAATATGTGTATCCTCTTTCATCAAGTTTTACTGCATCTTTAAACATATACCCATCTAAATAAGGATAGCTACCTACGAACATATTAAGCCAATTGTCGTGATTGCCTTCAGTAATGTATTTCTCATCACATCCAGCTTTATCCAAAGCCTCATCTATTTGATCCATACCTTTATTAACATCTTTTACATCTTTTTCTAAGGTAGGTAATATATATTCTAATGGTGGTTTCTTCTTTCTCTTCCACTTCCAATGCGAAAATGCTTCCCATTCACCTACATCTCCAAGATCTACATATATATCTGGTTTAACTATTTCTATAGTCTTACATAATATATTTATAGACTTGACATCATGTAGAGGAAAATGTTTATCAGGAGTTACGATTGCTCGTTTAACGACTCCTTTATCCCTCAAAGCCATATATTTTCCTTGTATTTTTAATATTAATTTAGTATAAAGGGAGGAAATTTCCTAATTTGAGGCTACTGCTTTTACTTCTTGACTTAGCTCTTTAGCACGATTTGGGGTTTGTTTAGCCCAAAGACTATCGAGCATCTCAATGGAAGCCTCTTCGTACTGCTCTGTTTCTAATAAGTATATTGTTTTTTTGAATTTAGAAAAGCCATTAACACCTAATTGATAACACATATCAACCACAACATCTTGTATTTCAGTAGGAGCATCTTTTACCCAAGGAAATGTCTTTTTAATCCTCTCAACCAAAAGTGCTAAGTTTCTAACAAGGATAAGCTCTGCTATATCTTCGTCTAAGAATAGATCTTTAATAGCAAAGCCATATCCGATTGTGTCATAACCTTCGGTGCATTTATAAACAGTAGATTTAAAACCTTCGTGCTTTTTAATCTTCTTTAATAAAGTCATTTTATTTTAATCTTCAAATCCAAAGTAAATATCCATGCTATCTGTAGCACCTGTTGAGGCTGGATCGCCTCTCCATATTCCTGCAACAAAAATTGAAGTAGTGTCAGTACCACCTTGCATAATTAAACCAATGTTGGATTTTGTAATAACATAAGCATTTACTAAATCTCCTTCAGATAAAGTCATTTGCACACTTCCAAAAAGACCTACTGCTTGTGCTTCTGCTCCTGTTATGTCTACTGCCCCACTTCCTGATCCTAATGCTTGAGCTCCTGCTGGTGAAGAGCCTATTTCAAGCCTACCTTTGCAAAAAACTAACTCTAAAGGTGCTGCTGAATCATCTGCATCTAATATCACTACACTTTGAAGCATTGTTGCTAAACCTTTTTCTGAAGCAGCTCCAGGTATTTCTGTCCAATTAAAAGCTACATCATTATCAGCATTATCATCTGCTGTCATTGTAGGTTGAATTTTTACAACTCTCCTGAGATTTCTTTTTATCTCACTCATTATTCTTTCTCCTTCTTAGATTTTGGTGCTTTTTTAGGTTCTGCTTTAGCTTTAGGCATTTCAATTTCCATGTCAAAATTTTTATTTTTCTTCCATTGGTCTACTCTCGCTTTTCCAGCCATGTATTGCACACCTGTTCTTTTGCCTGATGGAGCAAAAGCTCCTTTAAATTTTACTTTTATATCTTTCATTCATTCTCCGAGTTGTTATAAGGGGAGCAAAAACTCCCCTTATAATGTTAAGATAAACTACTTGCTTACTACCAAGCAGTTGTGCCTTCTTCAACAATACCCCAAACTTTAGTTTGAGAAGCATCTTGAATTAATTTAGATCCATAAATCATATCACCAACTAATTTGTGTGCGATATAATCAATATCATATTCAGATTGAACTTCAGGCTGTTTGCTGAAAGCATAACCTAAACCTGAATTATGAACTACGAATCCACCAAGAACATTTGCATTATTTAATGCACCATCATCAGAATCAACAGCATCATTATGATTTGTTGATGAGATGTTGTTAGAAAGAACCACATCCATACCCATAACTGTACCAACTAAGCCATTTTGAATATCAGCTGTGTTAGTTTTAGAAATATGAATAAAGTCATCTATTCTAAACAATGAAGCATATAATGTTGGATTTAAAACTAATGTGCACTCATTAAGAGGGCAATCGTTTTCCATCACAACTTTTGATATATGTGCTAATGTTAAGGCATCAATAGTTTTTGCAACTGTGTTACCTGCTATATTGATACATTCAGTTGTCAATGCTAAAGTAGCTTCTAATGAAACATCGAAACCTAAAGCCATTTTATAACCGATTGAATCTGCATACATAGATAATAGATCAGAGTTTGATTGCACTTTTCCCATGTCATCTATCATTGCTGAAGCATAACTATGAGATGTTACATCCAATGCAATTTCATCTTCTGTTGCATTAGTATAGTTCACAGGAACATGAGGGTCTTTTGTTGCGATATTTGCCACATCAGCGACTGATGGAATATGAACCTTATCTCCACCAGCAGACACTAGACCTGAATAATCTGTTCCTAGATTTGCTAATACTAGATTTTTTTTGAATGAAGCTCTTACTGCCTGTGCCCATACTTCAGGTATAAATACAGCTAATTCTGTATCTGAAGCATATGAAGCAGCAGGGTTAGCTAGTCCTGTACTTGTTGCCATTTAAATCTCCTTAAGATTTTTGCTTCTGAGGCTGTTTTTTGTACTGACTTAGAATAGTTGTCCAGTTTTGCTTTAAATTTTGTCTATCAGACCAATCTATAGGTTTTTCTGGAACAGCTTTCCTTGCATTACCAACAACTTCAGGAGCATTTTGTTTTGTGTTATTAATTTTACTCGTTACATACTCAAGAGTTTCTAAGTCTAATTTAGTCAAAGATTCTCTTTCATCTTCAGGATGGTTTTCTAATAAAGAAGTTCTTTTTGCCTCTTCATATTTAGCCCACTTACTAGCATTAGAAGTCAAACTTTCAATTTCAGAAGAAGCCTTTTCATATAAGGTTTTAAATTCTTCTTTCTCTTTTAGCCTACCTTCTTCTGCTTTAGCTTTAGCTTTTTCGTATTCAGCTAATTTAGCTTCTGCATCCTGAGCTCTTTTTCTATACTTCTTGCTTTCTGCAATATACTGATCATTCGAGCTATCTTGAACAGTTTCTGTAGCAGGACTTTCACTAACTGTTTCTGTCTTTGCTTGTGTTTGTTCTTCGGACATACTGTCCTCCTTTTTATATTAAAATAAATGAATAATGCATAATTTTGCATAATTCTTATAGATAACTTAAATTAAAAGCAGGTAAAAATGCAAATTTTTGGATAATTCACTACAAAATTATAAAGAAAAGTGGTTTGACTACATGGATTACAAGCCACACTTAGGGCAAAGCAAACTGCATTACCCTACGAAGGACACTGCAAGGTTTTTTGTCATGGTTTGTGGGAGAAGGTTTGGTAAGACAACTGCATCTGCTATGGAAGCAACATATTATGCTTCTCAACCCAACAAAAGGATATGGCTGGTTGGCTTATCCTACGATAAAGCAGATTTAATGTTTAGGGAAATTTGGAAAACAATGGTAGTTGGGCATCCAAATGACATTAAGAGAGCTTCAGAAAAAGACAGGTTTATACATTTTAAATGGGACACAGTAGTTGAGGCTAAATCAGCAGACAATCCAGATTCTCTGGTTGGAGAAGGATTAGATCTATTAATAGTTGATGAGGCTGCCAAAGTTAAAAGTAAAATATGGGATATGTATTTATCTCCCACTTTGTCTGACCGAAAAGGGAAGGCTATTTTTATCACAACACCTGAAGGGTTTAATTGGATTTATGACTTATATCTCCTTGGGCAAAGCGATGAATTATGGGAATCTCACCAAGCTCCCTCTTGGGATAACCATTATGCCTTCCCTAAAGGTAAACAAGACCAATTTCTTCTTGAAAGAAAAAGAAATATGGCTAAAGAAGTATATCAGCAAGAGTATGGAGCAGCTTTTACTTCATTTGCTGGTAAAGTTTATCCGATAGAAAGAAGTTTAGATGTAGGTAATTATAAATATAATCCAAACTTACCTACTTACTGCTCTATAGATTTTGGTTACAGGATGCCAGCAGTTGGTTGGTTTCAAATATATAGAGTTGGTGGTTTTTACCACATAAATATGATTGACGAAATAATACATAAAACAAATGTCAAAACAGATGAATTAGCCTTAAATATTAAGGCAAAGAAGTATAATGTAGTTAAATATTTTGGTGATCCTGCTGGAATGCAGGCACAAGGGCAGTCAGGTCTAGGAGATATAGAGATTTTTAAGAAACATGGCATAAATGTCCACACTAAAAGAGATAAAGCATCAAGAAGTATAGCATCAGGTATATCTCATGTAAGAGGTTTTATAGAAAATGCCCAAGGCGAAAGATTTTTTCATATAAATGAGAAATGTGTAGGAATAATAACAGATTTAGAGAATTATCGTTATCCTGAAGTAAAACAAGGAGCAGATTTAAAACCTGAGCCTGTAAAAGATGGTTTTCACGACCATGGTTGCGACATGATAAGATATTTTTTTATAAACAAGTTTCCAATTAAACAAAGAGAATTTAAAGTGAGGACAAGATGACAAATATGACAGTAGAAGAAATTATAAAGCAATCAGTATCTGATTCTAAGTTAATGAATCAGAAAAATAGAAGAGAATGGGTTCGTAAAATGCTCGACTATTATGGAGGGAATGGAACACACAACTATATAGAAAGTTACTTTGCTGCTGATGCTTTTAGAGAAATCCCCTGTTATAATGCAAACTTTACTAGAAGATTTGTTAATAAAATGAGCAGAATCTACACAGTAGGGGCTAATCGTAATGTAAGTAACGAATATGACCTACTGACTATTAAAAAAGATGCTAGAATGAAGCATGTAGAAAGAATGACTCGTTTAATGGGAACTGTTGCTACACAAATTATATATAAAGAGGTGAATGGGATGCCATTTTTTGATTATAGACCTGTTTATTACTTTGATGTGCATTTAAAAGACCCATTTACACCTTCTGCTATCATGTATCCACTATTAATGCAACCTGAAGACATAAATAATACAGAAAAATGTGAATGGGCTTACTGGGATGAGTCAATTTATGTTCATTATGACGAAACAGGCAGTATAATTGACGAATATGAGCATGGGTATGGTGTTTTACCATTTTTATTCACTCATAGAGAGGAACAAATAGACGAATTTTTCGTAGATGGTGCTAATGACATCGTAGATTGCAATGAACAAGTTAATATTGCTATGACAGAGATGCAATTAGGTCTAAGATTCCAAATGTTCGGTCAGCCATTTATGACAGGAGTAGATTCTGACAAAAGAATTGAAAGAGCAGGTTCAGATCAAATAATTGACCTACCTGAAGGTGCAAGCTTTGGAATTGTATCACCAGCAGGCAATATTGAGTCAGTTATTGAGAATATTAAGTTCCAAGTGGACTTAGTAGCACAAAATAACCACTTATATGTTCAATTTGCACAAGATGGTGGCGAAACTCCATCAGGAATTGCACTTAAAATCAAAGATTTAGAGAGATTTGAGGATTATCAAGACGATATAGAGCTTTGGAGGATGTATGAGCATGAATTATACTATGTTGAAAGAGAAATTGCTGCTTATAACAATATAAACCTTCCAGAAAAGCTAATGTTAGACTTTAACGAGCCTGAATATCCAAAAACAGTACAAGACCAGATATTATTAGACGAACATAGACTAAAACATCATATGTTAGATGAAGTAGATTTATTAATGGAGTATAATAAAGACTTATCTAAAGGTCAAGCTGAGAAAATAATAGAAAAAAACAGAAAAGCTATGGAAGATAAGCACTTGCAAGCTATGGAAGCTGGTGAATATGAGGAAGTAGAAAATGTGGAAGATTAAAACTAAAATTAATTTTGATTTTTCTAAGGCTGTCAAAAAACTAGATAAGATTTTCGAGAATATGTTTGATAAAATTGGAGAAAAATCTATAAAATCTATGAGAGAAACAATTGATAATCATGGATATGGTCAATATAGTGCTCCGAACCAAGGAAGATTGTCAGATGTAAGAAGAATTAACAGGCAAAGAGGTATTGGGTTTCCTGACCCACCAAAAGGAAGACTTGTAGCACCTACTTCTGATGATACTCCTCTAAAACAAACAGGAAGATTATATAAAAGCATGCAAGTTAAAAAAGATGGTATTCATATGATGGATTATGGAGAAGCACACAATGATGGCAGAAAAGATAAAGTTTATCCTAATGTAGGAAATATGCCTAAAAGAGAATTTATTGACATAGGAATAAAAAATGCCCTAGAAGATCCAGACAGAGAATCTGTTTATAATCAGGTATTAGATGCTATTTTTAAATCAATAGAATCTAAATGGAAGATGTCTAAATAATGTCAGACGAAGAATATAAAAAAATGCTAAAGATGTATTCAGTTCTTGAGAGAATTATGGATAAGTATATAAAAGAGTTCTCAGAGGAACAAGAGCTAGAGAATACAGATAGCCCAATTATGATACCAACTGAAATATATGATGAGATTTGTTACGAGATGGGAACTGACGAGATAGGTTTAATGGGAATTAGTTAAGTTTTTCTTTTTATATGCTCTTCTTTTGTGCTTTCCAGTCCCTATAACACACTTATACATATTCTTAATTTCATTCTTTTTAAATTTATAACCTTCAGGAGCTTCCTGGACACAAACTCTTTTAAATGCTTTCCAATCTACAATATGATACTTACCATTAATTTTCATTCTCAGCCTCTATAATTTCTTTTTCCCAAGCTTGTCTTTGAGCAGGAGTAGGTCTTTTAGAAGTTAAAGGTTCAACTCCAACCTTCTTAGCTCTCTGCCTCCATTGATACCAAACCTTCTGTTTAGCATTCCTTTCAGCTTTCTTAATAGCCTCCTTAGTAGCAACCTGGTTCTTCTTATAAACCTTAGAAGCCTCTTGTGGCTTTCTTTCAGGTAAGTGATCAAAGCTACCAACATCAACAAACTCAGCATCTTCAACTTCCTCAGCATCAGGCACAGCCTTTAAGAACTTCTCAAATGGAGAATCAACTGTTATATTTATATTCTTAACGAGTTTACCACTATGCTCTAAAGCTAATCGAGCAGCAACCATATTACCACTGGTAGCCTCACGAACCACAGCATCTAAGATATTAGGAAGCTCTAAACCGAACTTTAACATATACTTATCATACACAGCATCTATAAAGTTAGGATCTTGCCTCCACTTATTTACAGACTCTACAGAAACACCCACTTTATTAGCGATTTCTTTATTTGTGAGGGTAGTATATGCACAATAGTCAATTGCGAGGGTTTTAGCAGGTTTTTTCTTTAATTCTGACACTTTATCCATGTAATAATATAGTAAACCTTAAACTTATATTCAAACTTATCATGAATTTTTTTTTGAAACTTAATATGTGATACTTGTGAGCAATGCTATCTCTACAGTCGTGCGATTTCTCATACCCCTGCACCCATGCTGATTCTAATTGAGAATGAGTCTTAAGATCATTTACATTCTTATTGAGACTGTGTCTCATTATCATTATCATTTACTAACTGAGATTGAATCTCAGAATCAATATCATTTACCTTATTGAGAATAAGTCTCAGTATTGCAATTGTTACAAAATAAACCTTGCATATTAAAAAGATTCAACCAGATAAATAAACCTTGCATAATTGCTAAATATTGTTAGGAGATTTTAAACTAATCTTGAAGAATGTAAGTGACATATTTACTGATAATTATGGTAATCTTAAAATTTAATTATGGTAATTGTAAATATTTAAAATAGTTCTTGCATTTAACAAAAAGCTTTTAAAGCCCTGAAACCATAGTAAAAACGAGTTGTGAGGGGTTTTGCTTATGGTGGTATCTAAATATTGTTT